CAGGAGTGGTTAGAGCATGAGCGATATAGTAAATAGTAACGCAGAAGAAACAATACAAGATCAATTTTTTGGTATAAAAAATGATGTAGTTTCTGAAGCACCAGAAGTTGAATTAGTTAATCAAGAACCAGATGTTGTTGTAGAAAAGCTAGAAGTTGAATCTGAAAGTGAGCCACAAGAATCAGTTAGTGCTGAAATTGATACTGTTCGTAATCAGTATGACTCAGAAAGAAAAGCAAAAGAAGCGGCTTTAGGAGCAGAAAGAGAAGCGGTTGCACAACTTAAAGAATTAATGCAAGAAAATCAAAGACTTAATAGTTTTGTAAACCAAGGAAGTGATGTTCTTAATAAGCAAGCATTAAATAATGCACAATGGGCATTGAATTCTGCACAACAAAAACTAACTAAAGCTTATGATGAAGGTGATTCTGAAGCAATAGGTTCTGCACAGGCAGACATTGCTAAAGCTACAATCGCAGAACAGCAAGCAGGTCAGTATGCAAATATGGTTATGCAACACGCATCACAAAACTTGCCTCCAATACAAGAGCCTGCTGTTACAAAACAAAAGCTTGATCCAGATATGCAAGCTTGGTCAGATAAAAACCCTTGGTTTATGAATAATGCTGACCCTGTACATGAACAAATGACATCGTATGCAATGTATTTAGATCAAGAAGTTAGAGGAGAGGGTGTAGACCCTTCATCAAATGCTAATAAATACTATTCTGAAATCGATGAGCGTATGCAAACAAGATTTCCAAACTTTTTTGGAGTTCAGCCTCAAGCAACGGAAGTTGTAGAGACTGACTCAAAACAACCCGCGAGTGTGGTTGCACCTACTACTAGAAGTAATGGGAAGAAACCTCGTAAAGTATCGTTAAGTAAAGATCAGATAAGAGTCGCAAGGCAACTGAACATAAGTCCACAAGCTTATGCTGCTCAATATCTAAAACTAGAGGAAGGTTAATATGAGTGATAATACTGTAAACAAGGATGTTCAAGAGAGTAAACCTGTTTCTGAAGAAGAAACTTCTATTAACAAAAATCCTAGAGATTTAGAAAGTCGTGAGAAAGAACAACGATATACAAGTTGGGAGAGTCCAACTAATTTACCAAACCCTGACCCTCAAGAGGGATGGGTATTCAGGTGGATCAGAACTAGTTTGTTAGGACAAGTGGATAATCCAAATGTCTCCAAACAACTTCGTAGCGGATGGCAGCCAGTTAATTCTAGCGAGCATCCAGAACTGCAAGTAATGAATGATCACAATTCTGAATGGTCCAACAAAGGACATGTGGAAATTGGTGGATGCCTCTTATGTAAAATGCCCAAAGAAATGGCGGAAGCTAGGGATGAACATTTTGCTCGTATGTCAAAAGACCAAATCGAGTCTGTCGACAACGCTTATTTCAAAGATCAAGACCCTCGTATGCCTACAAAGACTGTTTTTGAGAGGAAATCGAGGACTTCATTTGGGCGAGATTCTTAATATCGCCTTTTAACTATTAAATTAAGGAGACACTTATGTCAACTTCAGCTACTCCTCACGGAGCGCGACCAGTTGGTTCGATAATATCTTGTGCATTTAATAACCAAGTAAAGCATTACAAAATTAAAAATGCGTATGGTACTTCCATATTCTATGGAGATTTTGTAAAACTTGCGGATGATAATCCTAATACCACTATCCAAAAAGATACTGGTACTACGGCTTGTACTCCAATTGGAATTTTCTTGGGATGCCAATATACTGATCCAACCACAGGTCAATTCACGCCTAATCAATATTTTCCAGCATCTATTGCTGCCGATGATATTGTGGCGTTTGTTGCAATCGATCCCTTTATAGTCATGCAAATGCAAGCAGATGGCGCAGCAGACCAAGATGATCTTGGTAAAAACTGTGCTGTAGTGCAAACTGCTGGCTCGACTGCGATTGGTAACAGCAAAAACTCGGTTGATATATCTACTGTTGCAACTACTGCTACACTACCTGTAAAAATCATCGACTTTGTCGATGGACCAGATAGTGCTGTTGGAGATGCTTACACAGATGTATTAGTAATGTTTAATGTCGGTCATCAGTTGCTCAACACAACTGGTATAGGCTAAGAGGTAATATACTATGGCTTCTATATCTAGAGCAAATGAGCTAAAACAACTTCTTCCGGGTTTAAACGCCCTTTTTGGAGAAGAATATGCGGCTTATGAGAACGAACACGCTGAAATTTATGACACTGAATCATCTGATAGATCATTTGAAGAAGAGTTAAAACTTTCAGGATTTGGTGCTGCACCCGTTAAGGATGAAGGCTCTGCTATCACTTTTGATACAGCGCAAGAATCTTATGTGGCTCGCTATACACACGAAACTATTGGGATGGGATTTTCTATCACTGAAGAAGCAATGGAGGATAACCTCTATGTTTCTTTATCTGCTAGATACACCAAAGCTTTGGCTCGTGCAATGGCTTACACAAAACAGGTAAAATCAGCATATCCACTTAACAATGGATTCAGTACCACATTTAAATCTGGCGATGATGTCGCTCTGTTTAGCACTGCTCACCCCTTGGTGAATGGTGGTACAAACAGTAATCGACCTAGTACAGGTGCAGATTTAAATGAAACATCACTTGAAGACGCGATTATACAAATCTCTAAATGGACAGACGAAAGAGGTTTATTAATTGCTGCTCGTGCAAGAAAATTGATCATTCCTACCGATCTTCAGTTTGTTGCCACACGACTACTTGATAGTAGCTATCGTGTAGGAACATCTGATAACGATATTAATGCGATCAAAACGAATGGAGTAATTCCAGAAGGGTATTCTGTCAATCATTATTTGACTGACACAAATGCATTCTTCTTGACTACAGATATTCCTGACGGCATGAAGCATTTTGAAAGAACCCCTATGCAAACAAGCATGGATGGTGATTTCACTACAGGTAATGTTAGATACAAAGCAAGAGAAAGATACTCCTTTGGTGTATCTGATCCGCTAGGTATCTTCGGGTCACCCGGATCATCCTAATCGGATAAGTTATCATATCGAACCATTTATGGGAGGGTTTGTTCCTCAACTCCCATTAAACTTTTCTAGGGTAAACTTTACCTATCGACTGACCTAGCAGACAATGCCAAAAGACGATAGGGTTATTAAGGAGACTTAATTATGGCAAATTCAACTTTTAATGGACCAGTCCGGTCCGAAAATGGTTTTGAGGTAATCTCAAAAAATTCATCCACTGGTGCTATAACAACTATATTAGATATAGACTCAAGTGGTAATATAGACACTGATGGTGATATAACAGTTGACGATCAACTGTATGTTAAAGATGGTGCTGATATTCGTTATACCGCGACCACTGGATATGGTCCAGCAGGTGTAATCATTGGTAAAGGCGGTTCTTTAGCAGCAACAGCCGATCCTTATGCAGAAAGTTCTACTGAACTATTCCCATTAGGAACAACCATGCAGTATGGAAACAACATACTTAGATATATGCAGAATGGCGGAACAGCAGTTACTGCTGGTAAGCTAGTACAACACGCAGCAGCCGTTGCTCATCATACAAATATGACAGCAACCGCAGCAGTGGCAGCAGGTGAAACTGCAATTTCTGTTGAAACTAATGGTACTGATATGACACTTAATCAATACGCAGGTGGTTATCTGTGGGTTAACGATGTTAATGGTGAAGGTCAAATGCTTAGAGTAGAATCTAATCCAGCACATGATCATTCAGCCGATCCTTCAGTAATAATTACTTGTTATGATGATCTAGCAACTGCTTTAACAACCAGTTCAGAATTATCATTAATTGCTAATCCAAATACAGGCTTAATTGTTGCACCAGCAGCAGAAACAGGCGCTATTATGGGTGCTACTGTTATGGATACAACAGCCAGTTACTATGCTTGGTTTACGATTAAAGGTCCAGCATCACTATTGACTGTAGGAACTTTAGTTGTAGGTAATGCAGCAGTTCGTTCAGGCGGTACAGCAGGCGGAGTTGCACCAGCAACCGATAATATTCTTCAAGAAATTGGCGATGTTATGGCTGTGAGAGCATCTACTGAGTATTCATTAATTAACATGAATATAGCTTAACTAGGAGTATATTATGGCTGATGCAGTTACATCACAAACTATACTAGATGATGGCGGTAAAAATCTTATAATGAAGTTCACCAATGTTAGCGATGGCTCTGGAGAAAGTGCTGTCGCTAAGATTGATGTTTCAGCATTAGTATCAAGTGCTATTACAGGTCAAGCTTGTAATAGAGTTGTTTTAAATAAGATATGGTTCAGTAATGTAGGAATGGGATTTCAATTACTTTGGAATGCAAGTACAAATGTTTTTATTATGCAAGCACCTAAAGATTGGACTGATACTTGGGATTTTACAGATAGCAGCCAAGTTTTGCCCGGAATACCTAACAATGCAGGATCAGGAGTTAATGGCGATCTATTGCTAACTACTAATGATCATACGGATGGTGATACTTATAGTGTTCTTATTTGGGCAAGCAAAGGCTACTCTAATCCTAGCTAATGGACGATCAATATCCATCTGGTAGATTTGGTGGAGACATGGACAGAAATGAGGTCGAAATGGATCTCAATAAGTTTATGGCTATGGTGGAAGAAATTGGTTCTCTTAAAGATAAGATAAGAACATTAGAAGATGTTAAAAACAATAATCCATATCAAAAGGTTATATTTATAGCACAGGCTATTGATTCATGGAGAATCTTTCCAAGAGCATTTCTTTCGGTTTATATGTATTTACTCTACTACACGACCTTTTGGTTTATGAGTTTACCAGAACCTAGTTTTGAACAGTCTGGTTTAATATCTATAGTAGTGGGTGCAGGAGCAGCATGGTTTGGACTCTATGCAGGAACAAGTGGATCATCTAAAAGTTTTAAAGGAGAGAAATAGTGCCTTTAAAAAAGAAAAGAAACTATAGAAAAGAATATGATAACTACCAAAGTAAGTCTAAACAAAAAAAGAATAGAGCATCTAGAAATGCAAGCAGAACAATTCTTAAAAAGAAAAGAAAGGTACGAAAAGGTGATGGGAAAGATGTTCATCATAAAGATGGCAATCCAAAAAATAAAAAAAGAAGTAATTTAAAAGTTACATCTAAATCTAAAAATAGATCTTTTAAAAGAACTAAGACTGCTAGAAAAAAAAGGTAATATAAAATGTATGAGTATAGTTGTAAAGTTAAAAGAGTCGTTGATGGCGATACTGTCGATGTCGTTATTGATCTCGGTTTTGACATTCAT